CATCATGCCGGTGCGGATGACCGTGAAGCCCTTCGCGTTGTACAGGGTTACGGAAAGCTATTTCACCGGCCAGCAGCCGCAGACGCGGAAATAATATCCGCTGTTCATGCTGCCGCTGATCGTGACCTTGCCGTCAGAATCGAAGGACAAGGCTCCATGCTGCCCGTTCACACCTTCCAGCAGTATCGTGCCTTCACCCTCCGGCAGGAAACCGGTATCCATCGTCTCATGCACAATCTGGCTGTTGGAATTGATGTCGGATGTGAAGGACGTGTTGCCAAAAGCGAACGCCATCATGCCGACCTTGGCGAGATGTACCGTTATGCCGTAGGGCCCATGCCAGATCTGCCGTTCAAGGGTTACGGAATGCTATCAGCAGGTCAATATGAGTTTCTGCCATGCTTTCTGCATGTCCTTGAGGACGCTCAAATCGGGCTTGAGGTAATACCGTGCGGTGGTTTGGATGTCGGAATGCCCGAGCTGTCGCGCGACCACGCTGATGTCGGTTCCGGCCTTGATTGCCAATGTGCCGAACGTGTGGCGTAGGTTGCGTGGAGGCACGCATGGCAGCTTCATGCGCCTGCACCAACTGCGGTAGTGGTTTGCCACTTGGTTCGCGTTCAGGCTGCCGACCAGTCGTCCGGTCTTCGTGCCGTGGCGTAGTTCCGCCAATCGTTTGACCGCGAACCGTGGCAATGCGACGGTTCGTCGGCTCAGATCGGTCTTCGGTTCGGTGACGGTCTCATGGCCTGCCACCCACTGCACCGACCTTTTCACCGTGACGGTGCCGCGACGCAAATCCAAGTCGGCCCATTCCAAGCCGACCGACTCGCAGCGGCGCAGTCCCGCGCACACGGAGACCAGCAGCCACGCCTCCAACGCGTGGCCATAGAAGCCTTTCAACAGGCGGCGCACCTGGCGTGCGTCCAATACCCGCGGCTCGTAACGGCGGAGATGCGGCAAACGGATCTCCCTTCTGGTCACGTCGTTGTCCGTGACGCCACGCCGGTAGGCGAGCCTCAGTATCGCCCGCAGAACGGCCCAAGCCTTCCGTGCGGCGCCAGCCCGTTTGAACGAGCCTAGCCATTCCTCGATATCTGATGCAGCGATCGACTCCATATCGACACCACCCCACTTCGACTGGATATGACAACGGTAGGCCGATTCGTAGCCCACTCTTGTGCATTCACGGAGCCTCGCGCAGGACGGCCACCAGACATCATCCACGAACGTTCCCAACAGCATTCTTCTCACCTTTCACCTTGTGAAAACCCACAGTCGGCATTGTTCCGGCGAAACGTTCCGACCTGTGGGTTTTCCACCCGTTTTTTCAAACCACTGTTCTAAAGGAGGACACGGATGACCAAGATCAATTTCGACTTCGGCAAACCCAGCGCCGGCGGCATCGTTGACTTGTCCAACGCTACTGTGAGTGTGATTCCAACCGAACGCTTCCGCAACGACTCACGCATCGTCGTGCGGGAAGGCTTCGAAGTCGCACTCGACGCGAAAGGCAAGGCGACCGTGACGGTTCCGCCGACCGACAACACCTTCTGCTACGAGGTCACCGTCGGACTGGACACGGACCTGTGGAAGTTCCGACGCTACGTGAACGTGCCTGACAGTACGACGGCCGTGGAGTTCGCGGACCTGGTCGATGTGGACTCGGATACTTTGGCTCCGGCGCTTAACAATGGTGCGGCCTTGACCTACCTGCTGGCGTCCAGCTTGCAGGAGGCCCAGGCTTTGAGCGCCGCGAATCCGGGGCAGATGGTGTTTTACCCGGAGGGTCAGGCTAAGACTGTCGCTTCGCAGATTCTGGAGGATCTGACAGGTGCTCGTGCCGTGGTGGAGGCTCAGAGTGCCGTGGCCGCTCAGGCCGCGAATGCCGCTCAGGCCGCGTCCGACGCTTCACAGGCCGCCAGCGCGCAGGTGACGGCGGTGGCCGACAGCATCACCGAATCGAAGACGGTGGTGGAATCCCATGCGAATGAGGCTCTGACGGCGATTGACGAGGCGGTGAAGAGCGTGCAGGATAAGGCGTCCGACGTGTCTGGCGAGGACAGGACGGATGCCATGCCGACCGATTCCGCCGATTCCGCCTCCTCTCAGGAGGCGTGACATGGGAGTATTGCTCAACGGCGTGAAAGTCGGCCTCCCGTATATGACCAATAATGGTGGCATGCCTGTGCCGATGAACGCTCTATATGACGGCGTGCAGGTGTGGCCGCCCGCAGCCGAAACGCTCGTGGACGTGTGGCTCAAACCGGTCGATTTCACGGCTCAGCCGCTTTACAGCGATCATCCGAAGGTCAAGGTGGCCGCTCAGAAGGTCTTCGCGGACGGTCACATCGAGGACGCGTCCTTGACGCTTTCCACGGCGGATTCCACTGTGGCGAGCATCACTGCCGGCACGGTGAGCTTCGTGAGCGACGCTTCGAATTTCCTCGCCGTCCTCAAACAGGACGCGTTCAACGCCTGTCACATGGCCATCGCCGAAGGCGATAAGGCTTTGGGCGCGAAGCAGATTCTCGTCCAGCCCGACCAGCCTTCGACGGTTCCGGTCGGCAGCCTGTGGTGCCGCACCGAGAAACTGCATAACGGGTTGAAATACTATACGGGGTCGGTCGGGTCGGATGCGAATGTCATGTGCTTTCTCATCGACCGTATTCGCGAGGTGTGGCGCAGGGAATGGGATGGTTGGAAGCTTTTGACGGGAAAGGAATTGGAGAATTATGCAGAGGATTAACCGGTATCCGTCACCATTGACGCCATTAGTCAATAATGGGACAGGCAACATCAGTCACGGCGATTATGATGTCGCAATCGACAATCTTGAGGCTGGCACTTATGTTTTCGCGGCTGACATTCAAAACAGTGGGACTCAAACCGGCATTAATGTAATGTTGTTCGATTCTGACTGGAACCCCCTTTTCTCTTCCAACAAGATTGGTCACGTCCAGACGACTTTCACACTCAAAAAGCCAGACCGTGTTCGCATTCGGCCAAACCAGACCGGTGTGACAATCAGCAATGTCATCGTGGAACGCGCCGACACGTACGCTCTCACTTCGGGGGGGGGGCTTCCAGGCTTCTTCACCGCGCAGACCGCGCCGTACTAGCCCCGTCAAGGCGGGTGGTCGGCGATGATCGTGCGGAATCCGGCGAAGACCACCAAGACCATCGTGTCGAACGGCAATGCATTCCCCGGCACCGTGGAAGGGCAGACCTACACGGCGACCGAGGACAATCAGCTCTTGCGGTTGTGGGGCAACATCGTCCTTCCACCGCTGACGGGCGGATACATATGTTCGGCTGTCATCGAGGATGTGCAGGGGCGTGTGGAGCCGACGAGCGACGGTGTCACGTTCAGCGGCGGTCTGGCAATCACGGAGAACAAAAACCTGTGGACCAAAGGATTGCTCATGGGCGCCGGTGCGAAGGTCCTGCTCGCATGCCGAGGAATCTTCTCGGACGACGATTGGACTGTCCTCCAGGCGGTCGGCGTCAACTGCTTCGACAAGGATACGGCAATCTACTAGCCCTCAGTTTGGGGGTGGCCGCGTGAGGATCAGGAATCTCGCCAGTTACCCCAAAACGCAGAAGAAAATGACGGTCTGGGGTAACTGTGCCGTCACCGAAAACGATGACGGCACGTGGACATACAGCCCCAACAGCAAGCCGACCAGTTTCGGCAACATAGTCAATCCGAAGACTACGGGCAACATTTTCATCATCGAGTCCGCAAAAGGTGATCTCTATGCACTCGGAACGGAAAGCGCGGATTTCCCTGTAGTCGGCACCGTGCGCGATCGGTATCGCGTCTATCGGATCAGCGGAACAAAATGCGTCATTCAGTATTTCAGCACGACCCCGTGGAATCCGGTCGGGATCGCTGTCTGTGATCCGGCTGCATACGACCTGCTGATCGATGCCGGCCTACCGCTCGTGTTCGCCGCCACCGACCACCCGTATTAACCAATATCATGCCCCGCCACGTGCGGGGCTTTTCCATAAAGGAGATGTAATGTGCTGCAAAATTTTCTAGCAGGTTTCGGTGGGGTTGGTGGCGCGTGCGCCCTCATCACGCTCGGTCTGAAAGTCTGGCCGGGCGCGTTGGAGGCGTTGGCGACCGGCCTGTATTCGCACGTGCAGCCGGAACGCCTGCCATACGATTCGCCGCTCTCGCAGCATTTCGCCAAGACACGGCAGCTTGGCGAACGTACTGAGAAATTCGATGACCGTATGGACGAGCTATGCCGTGACACGATCAAAAACACGATCATCAGCCTGATCTACGGCGACCAGTCGCACGACCATTCAGAGGCCGTCAGATACGAATTGACGAAGCTTGAGAAATTGGATGCGCGATGCTGGATAGTCAACGCAGCCGAAAAATACCTGGAGGACAGGCAATGACGGCCAGCATGCTCGCTTTGACGTCCGCGGCCGTCATATTCGTCGTGCTGCTGCTTGCGGTGGCGTGGCTGCTGTGGCGGGGCCATGACGTGCCGGTATGGCTCACCTGTGTCACGACGCTGCTTCTGGCCGCGTTCGTGCTCGTCTGCGTCGTTCTGCTCATGCTGCCGCTCCTGCGACTGCTGGAGATGGCCGTCATGATGTGGACGCTCATCTTCGCGTAAAACCATCAAAAAAGGAGGAAATATGAAATCATGGGAGAATCTGGAGGCTGACGAGGATCTCATCCTCGCCACCCACATGACCAAGGGGCGCCAGGGGTGCAAGGTCGACAAGATCGTCCTGCATCATAATGGCGGCAACCTGACCGGCAAGGACTGCTGGAACGTCTGGCAGACCCGTGAGGCTTCCGCCCACTATCAGGTGGCAGCGGACGGCAGAATCACGCAGCTCGTCTGGGACACCGATACAGCATGGCATGCGGGCGACTGGAACGCGAACCTCACGTCCATCGGCGTGGAACATGCCGACATTTCGTCCAGTCCATGGATGTTGAGCGACGCGACCTTGGATAACGGAGCGCATCTGGTGGCCGCGCTCTGCAAGCATTACGGCCTCGGCAGACCACAGTGGCGCGTCAACGTGTTCCCGCACAGTCATTTCTCCTCGACCGCCTGCCCCGCATCCATCGCAGGAGCTCAGAACGCGGCCTACATGGCGCGTGCCCAGGCATGGTACGACAGGATGACCGGCGCGACGGCGCCGACGCCAACCGTCCATCCGACGCAGACTGCCACGTCATCGTCCGCCGTAAACGTGTTGCAGGGCACGTACCGTGTGGCCGTGGACGGGCTCAACGTGCGCGACCGTCCGAGTGTTTCCGGCAATGTGGTCGCCACCTATTCCAACGGACAGACCGTCAATCTGGATCATTGGGGCACGGTCGCGGACGGCTACATCTGGGGCCGTTACGTGGCTTACAGCGGAGCGGTGCGCTACATCGCGCTGGCACCAGCGGACAAGTCAACCTGGTATCTCGTCAAAGCCTGAAAGGAGGTGGCATTAATGGCTGAGCATGCGCGTTCCACGGTCGAGACGGTCGTGGACGATCTTTCCGACGACTACAAGGATTCCGGTGGCTATAGGCCGGTGTTCAACGATACGGTCAGGACCGTCATCTACGTGGCCTCTCTGGCCGCGTCCATCGTCGGCTTGGGTTTCATGATGTTCGGTGATGCGCAGGTGGGCGGTTTCATTTCCACCGCCGCCGGTGTCGTCGCGTCCGGTTTCGGCGTCGCCTACAATCCGCTGCGCAACGCCTGACAGTGGAAACTCAACATCGCGCCGGAAACTCAACCTCGGGTGTGGAAAAATTTGCGGAATTATAGTGTCCGTGGAATTTTTTACACCCGTTTTCTAACATTTGCCCCTCTCTCAGCTGATGCTGGGGGAGGGGCTTTTCTTGTTATTCGGCGTGTTTGCGTGGTCGTCCGCCGCCGTCGCGGCGGCCCGGTGGTTTTGTGCGAATACCGTCTGGATCACGCTCACGGCGAGACGAATGTCCGCCGCCATGGGGTATCGTTGCAATCGAACTTGAGACCCGGACCTGCTTTGCTGGTGGGCAGGGTTTCGGGTTCGAAGCGTGTGGCTGGCTG